ATAAGACAAAAACAAACAAAATACGTTTATGATAAAGAATATAATAGATTTGTTAATGGTCAGAGAGCATTATGGAAGACACGAATCAATAGAGATTGCAAAGGGTAAAAATGAAATTCCAAAAACTTGGAAAAATGGGTTTAAGCAAATTAAAAGACAAGTAAAATGGCAACAGAAGTAGAAGTAGATGTAAATATTAATAATAATATTGAACCTACAATAGCTAATTTAAAAAGATTAAAAAGACAGTTAAAGGATACCGCTGCTGGCTCTGATGAATTTAATCGTTTGTCTGCTCAAATTCGAGATTTAGATGATTCAATCAAAGATGCTTCGGCCACATCGGATGACTTTCTTGGTTATTTAGAAAACGCAGATGGCCCATTAGGTTTATTTGGTAAAGGTATAAGAAATGCCGAAAAAACGTTTTCATCATTTAACGGAGTATTAAAAGCCTCTGTTATTGGTTTAATAGTTGGCTTAATTGGTGGATTGGTTGCGGCATTCAACGACAATGAAAAAGCCATTAAAAAACTACAACCTTTATTAACAGGATTAGAAAAGATATTCAATGGAGTTTTTGCAATTGTAGAGCCTTTATTTAATACTTTAGTTGATTTGGCAGTTAGTGCCTTGCCTTTAGTTTCCGATGCATTTGGTGTTGTATATAGTTCCGTTTTCGCAGTTGTTCAATCATTAGGAAGTCTTGGTGGTGCAGTTGTTAAATTTATTAAAGGAGATTTTAGTGGTGCTTGGCAAGATGCAAAAGCATCTGTAACTGATTTTGGAAAAAATTATGATGCATCAGTTGAAAGATTTAATAAAGGAAGTAAAGAATTAACTAAAACAGAAAAAGAAGAAAGTGAAAAAAGAAGATTAGCAAGATTAGAAGCAAGTAAAAAACAAGAAGAAGACTTTAAAAAATCTATTGAAGAAACGCAAAAAATACTAGATAAAAGACAAGAAGAGGATGAAAAAGAATATAGTGAGCGATTATCTAAAGTAACTACAATAAATGCACGACATTTAGAAAAATTACAAGAAAGTCAAAAAAATGTAACCAAAGTATTATTTAAATCATTAACAGATAATATTGATCGCGAGATAGCATTAGAAAAAAAGAAATCTGATGAATTAATTAATATTGCACAAACCGAAGCAGACGCAAAAGCAAATATTCAAGAAGCATATATTAATAATCTTATGCGACTTGGTCAAGGTTTAAGACAAATTGCTGGGGAAAATAAAGAATTAGCAATTGCAGGAATTATATTAGAACAATCTGCGGCCATTGCAAGTATTGCTTTAAATTCACAAAAAAACTTTGTTAAAAATGGTGGAGTTACAAGTCCATTAGCTTGGATTGGTTTGGCTGGTGATGTAGCTGCTGGTTTGTCTGCTGTATCTGCGGGTGTTAAAGGTATTAGAGATATTCGTTCTGGAACTGCAAGTGGAAGTAATATGTCCTTTGGTAATCCACAAATGACACCTAGCTATTCTACATCACCACAATTTAATGTAATTGGAACAAGTGGAGTAAATCAAATTGCACAAGTAGTTGGCCAAAATCAACAACCGATAAAGGCTTATGTTGTAGGCTCTGAAATAAGCTCACAACAATCACTAGACAGAAATAAAGTGATGACTGCAAGTTTAGGGTAGTGAAAATGTAACAAAATTTTAAATAAACGTTTATACACCATGAAGATTATAGAATTAATAATTTCAAATGATGAGGATGGCATTGAAGCCATTAGCTTGGTAGATAGACCAGCGATTGAAAGTAATTTTATTACATTGGCTAAAGAGTACGAAATGAATTTGGCCGAAGTAGATATTGAAAAGAAAATACTAATGGGACCAGCATTGATCCCAAATAAAATGATTTTCCGTAAAGATGGAGAATCTAAATATCAAGTTTATTTTAGCGAAAAGACAGTAGAGCAAGCAAGCCAGATGTATTTGCAAAATGGCAATCAATCTAATGCTACTTTACAACATAAAAATAAAATAGTTGGTATGTCGTTGGTTGAGTCTTGGATTATCACAGACCCTGAAATGGACAAATCTAAATCTTATGGATTTAATTTACCTAAAGGAACTTGGATGGTATCAATGAAGGCAGACAACCAAGAAATTTGGGCAAAGGCAAAGAGCGGAGAGATTAAAGGATTTTCTATTGAAGGTTATTTTGCTGACAAATTAAGTTTAGAATTATTGCCTGATATTAAAGATGATGAATTAGTAAGTCAAATTTTAAACATATTAGAAAATGAGTAAAGATAAAACATCAAGTCCTAAAGGCGGAAATCGTGGATGCTTATGTGCAGATGGTACATATAAAATAGATTGTTGTGATGGAGAAATTCATTCACAAGGAATTGGTTCATTAGTTCAAAGTGTTGCATCCACAGTAGTAAATACGAATGCGCCAAGAACAATAATTAATGTAAGTAATTAATTAAATATATATATATGGAATACAAAAGCACAAAAAATCGGGTTAAAGCAGTATTGGGCTTTCAGGTTAATTTGGCGCAGATGAAGCTAGAAGACGGAGTTACCGTAATCGAAGCGGAAGAGTTTGCACCTGAATTTTCTGTTGGCATTGTTACTGCTGATGGTGTTGTACCTATGCCAGTAGGCGAGTACGCATTGGAAGATGGAATGGTTTTGGTAGTTGCAGTTGAAGGGATTATAGCCGAAGTTAAAGAGGCTGAAATCGAAGAAGAAGCAGCGCCAGAAGTAGAAGTAGAAGTGGAGGCTAACGCAGCACCACAAGCACCTGCACCACAAGCTAAGCGCGTGGTTGAATCAGTTAGCAAGGAAACTTTCTTTGCAGAAATTGAGAAATTAAGAGCTGAATTGTCTTTACAGATTAATGAAGTTAAAGCGGAAAATGAGTCTTTAAAATCAGAAAAAGAAGCATTAGAAGTTAAGTTAAATTCAAATGAAGAAGGTGCTGAACCAATTGTTCAGAATCCAGAATCAGATGGAAAAGTGCAAGGATTTTCTTTCGGTCAAAACAGACCAGAAACAATCCAAGATAAAGTTTATGATAAAATGTTCAACTAAATTAATTTTAATAAAAAATGGCTACTACAACAAGTATTACCACAACTTACGCAGGTGAATACGCAAATAAAATCATTGCGGCTTCATTGCTATCTTCTCCTACTATCGATCGTGGTGGTATTGAAGTAAAACCAAATGTACGTTTTAAGCAAGTTATCAAAAGAGTTGGTACTGATGCCATCTTGAAAAATGCTACTTGTGATTTCGATGCAACATCGACAGTTACTTTGACTGAAAAGATTTTACAACCAGAAGAATTTCAAGTTAACTTGCAATTATGTAAGAAAGACTTTGCTTCTGATTGGTTGTCAGTAGAGCAAGGATTTTCTGCTTTCAAAACATTGCCTAAGTCTTTTGCTGACTTCTTAGTTGCACACGTTGCTGCTAAAGTTGCTGCAAAGAATGAGACAAACATCTGGGAAGGTGTAACTGCTAACGCAGGCGAGTTTGATGGTATCTCTACATTATTGGCTGCTGATGCTTCATTGCCATCAGGTCAAGAAATTGCTGGAGCTGCGGTTTCTTCTTCAACTATTGTTGCTGAATTAGGCAAGATTGCTGATGCTATCCCATCTTCTTTGTACACTAAAGATGACCTTTACATCTACGTTTCACAAGCAATGGCTCGCGCTTACATCCGTTCTTTGGGTGGATTTGGAGCATCAGGCTTAGGAGCTAATGGTACTAACGCAATGGGAACTCAATGGTACAACAATGGTTCTCTTTCTTTTGATGGTATCAAATTGTTCGTAGCTGACGGTCTTGCTTCTACAAAAGCAATCGCAACTCAAAAATCTAACTTGTATTTCGGTACTGGTCTTATCTCTGATTTGACAGAAGTTAAGGTAATTGATATGGCTGACATTGATGGCTCACAAAACGTTCGCGTAGTAATGCGTATGACTGCTGGTGTACAATACGGATTCGCTTCTGATATTGTAACTTACGGTATCACAAACGCTGCTAACTAAAATAAATAGCACCTCATTAATTTGGGGTGCTTATTTTTAACTTTTAAATTCAATCAATATGCCTGGATGCGATATTTCTTTGGGGAGATTAGAACCCTGCAAAACAAGTGTTGGTGGATTAAAAGCAGTTTATTTTATTAATGAAGGAGATGCAACTGGAGTTACTTATGATGTAACTAATACAGATGCAATTTCTGCTATTGCAGGAGCTCCAATCGGATTCAAATATGATTTGAGAGGATCAAGTTCATTTGAGCAAACGGTCAATTCATCTCGCGAAAACGGAACTACTTTTTTTACACAAACTTTAAATTTAAGTTTAAAGCAATTAACAATCAAAGACCATAGGCAAATTAAATTACTTGCATTTGGTAGACCACAAGCAATCGTTGAAGATAACAATGGAAACCTTTTCTATTGCGGTTTGAAAAACGGTCTTGATGTTACAGGCGGTACAATAGTTACAGGTGCAGCTATGGGCGATATGTCTGGCTACACTTTGACAATTGTAGGCGAAGAACCAGTACCTGCAAACTTTATCACGACTACTTTAATCGCTGCTGGCGTAACGGTTACATCTGGAGTATAATAATTTTTGTTTGTTTGGGTTGAAATTAGGGGGCAGAGTCCCCCTTTTTTCGTTAAAAAGAAAACAAAACTATTATTTTACGTTTATACACTATGATCGTTTTAAAATCTTCTGCAAGCAATCAAGAAGTATCTTTTATTCCAACAAGAATAAGCGATGCCAATTATCTATTTATTAAGAATGAAACAACAAATGTTGAAACATCTCATAAGATAAATTGCAAGAAGAAAAGTTTTTTTAGTACATTTAAAATGATTTTTGATTTAGAAGAAGGGCATTTCTATTCTTTTAAAATTAAATATTACGGGGTAATCAATAATGTATTGGATTACCATCTAGTTAACAACATTAAGGTTTTTTGTACCAATCAAATTCCAGATACTTATTCTGTAAACGCAGGTACATATACAAGCAATTCAGATTCAATAATATTCTATGAATAAGAAAGACTATTCAAATTCCCATTTTATTCAGTTGGAGGCATACTCACAACCTAAAATCGTGGAATCAAAGCGAGATAATTGGGTTGAATTTGGAGAAGACAACAACTTTTTCCAATTTTTAATAGACAGATATAACGGGTCAACAACAAACAATGCGGTAATTAACAACATTGTTAAGTTGATTTATGGTCGTGGCTTATATGCTACCGATGCAAGCAAGAAGCCTAATGAATACGCACAAATGGTGATGCTATTTAGAAAGGATGTAATTAAGAAAGGTGTTGCTGATTTAAAGCTACTTGGTCAATATGCCTTTCAATTAATTTATAATAAGCAAAAGACAGAAATTGTAAGAGTTGAACATATCCCAGTACAACTTTTAAGAGCTGAGAAATGTAATAGCAAAGGAGAGATTGAGGCTTATTATTATTCTGACAATTGGGAGGATACAAAGAAATTTGTGCCTAAGCGCATTCCTGCTTTTGGATTTGGCGATAAGACATTAGAAATACTTTACGTTGGTAATTATACGGTAGGACAAAAATACTATTCAAATGTTGACTATGTTGGTTGTATTCCTTATGCTAAACTGGAAGAAGAAATAGCAGATTATTTAATTAACGATGTACAAAACGGATTCAGTCCAACAAGCATTGTTAACTTTAATAATGGAATTCCAGATGAGGAAAAAAGAGAGTTAATTTCGAGACAAGTAACAAAAACACTTACAGGTTCTAAAGGTAAGAAGGTAGTTGTATCATTTAACAATGATGAAACGAAAAAGACTACCGTTGATTCAGTTCCTTTAAATGAGGCACCAAAGCATTACGAATATTTATCAGAAGAATCAAAAACAAAGATTCTTCTGGGTCATGGTGTTGTAAGTGGTTTGCAGTTTGGTATTCCAAGTGCAAATGGATTTAGTTCTAATGCCGATGAATTAAAGAACGCAATTACTTTGTTTGACAACATGGTTATTCGTTATTTCCAAGACACATTTATTGATGGCATTGATAAGGTATTAGCTTACAACAAAATAAGTTTAAATCTTTATTTTAAGACCTTGCAACCATTGGAGTTTATTGATTTAAACCCTAATGTAAGCACAGATGAATTGCAAGAAAAAACTGGTGTTGCTTTGTCTTCTCATATTGATCAATTAAACGTTGAAGAGTTTGGCGAAGACATTGATTTAAACGAATGGGAATTAGTAGATTCAAGAGTTGTTGACATAGAGACAGAAGCGCAGTTAGATGCAGAATTAGAGGCATTAAACAACCCTAAAAAATCTTTGTTGTCAAAGATATATGAGTTTGTAAGCACAGGAGTTGCAAGACCTAATATTGGTTCAGATGATGATGGTAAATTGTTTCAATCAAGATACCGTTATTCAGGCGATACAACTGCAAAAAGCAGAGAGTTTTGCAAAAAAATGACTGCCGCAAATAAGCTATATCGCAAAGAAGATATTATGCGTATGAGTCAAACTCCAGTTAACGAAGGTTGGGGTCCTAAAGGCGCTGATACCTATGATATTTTCTTGTATAAAGGAGGCGGAGCTTGTCATCATTTCTGGACAAGAGAAACCTATAAAAGGTTTATTGATCCAAGAAGAAAGGGAGCAAAAGAAGTTACACCTGCACAGGCAAGAAAGCAAGGTGAGATATTACCAGCAAATAACAAATTGGTTTACACTAAGCCTGTTAATATGCCAAATAAAGGATTTTTACCAAAATAAGATATGGCTACTGCATTATTTATAAGTAGGGATGAATTAATAAAATATACTGCGCTAAACGGTAATATTGATACAGACAATTTTATCCAATGGGTAAAGTTGGCGCAAGACATTCACATACAAAGTTATTTAGGTACGGATTTATTTAATAAGATAAATGCGGATATTGTTGCAAATACTTTAGCTGGCAATTATTTAATTTTGGTTAATGTGTATATTAAACCAATGTTAATCCATTGGTCAATGGTAGAATACTTGCCATTTGCAGCGTACACAATTGCGAACAAAGGAGTTTATAAGCATGGTAGTGAAAATAGTTCTAATGTTGATAAAGCGGAGATTGATTTCTTAGTAGAAAAAGAACGGTCTATTGCACAATCCTACACAAGAAGATTTATTGACTACATGAGTTTTAACAATAACTTATACCCAGAATATAATACAAATAGCAATGCAGACATCTTCCCAAGCAAAGAAAGTGATTTTGTTGGCTGGGTCTTATAAACCCAAAAAAGAAAACGTTAAGAAGTTAAAGGTGTATTTAAAAAAAATAGAAAATGAGTCTTAATTTTAGCCATATAAAAGCCGATACATTTGATCAAGTCAACTTTGAGTTGAAGGTTAATAATGTAGTTAAAAATCTTACAGGTGCAGTTATACGGATGCAATTAAGAAAGACTGCGGATGATTCTACGCCTGCTTTATCCCTAACATCTGTTGGTGGTGCAGGCATTACAATTACATCTCCAAGCACAGGTCTATTTAAAATTAATTCACAAATTATTGATATACCTGTATTTGATTACGAGTATGATATAGAAATTACATTTGCCGACAATACGGTTAAGACATACGTTCAAGGAATCTTTTCAATAACCCAAGAAATTACAAGATAATGGCAAACGATATTATTGATATAGTAGTTACCGATAATTCCGATAACGTTCAACTTAATGTAACTCCTAATTTAGTTTCAATTAATGTTTCTCAAACATCTGGGAATATTATTGGATCAAATTATTTTTTAGCAAGTACATTTAGTGCTTTGCCTATTACTGGAGATACAACAACTCTTTATGTTATTAATGATACAAGTTTAATGTATCGTTGGAGCGGTTCTGCTTATACTCAAATAAATTCAAGTGCGGTTGTTGCGTGGGGTCAAATCACAGGAACATTATCAGGACAAACAGATTTGCAAAATGCTTTAAATGCTAAAGCACCATTAACTTCTCCAACTTTTACAGGAACGGTTAGCGGAATTACCAAATCAATGGTTGGCTTATCAAATGTAGATAATACAAGTGATGTCAATAAGCCTGTTTCAACTGCGACACAGAATGCTTTAGATTTAAAGGCACCAATTGCATCCCCTACATTTACAGGCACAGTCAGCGGAGTTACTAAAGCAATGGTAGGTTTAGGAAACGTAGACAACACATCAGATGTCAATAAACCAATTAGTTCCGCTACGCAGACAAGTTTAGACACAAAGGCACCTATTGCATCTCCGACTTTTACAGGTACGGTAAGTGGCATTACAAAGGCGATGGTAGGATTGGGCAATGTTGACAATACAAGCGATGTAAATAAGCCAATCAGCTCTGCAACTCAAACTGCATTAGATACTAAAGCACCTTTGGCTTCGCCTACGTTTACTGGTACGGTTTCAGGTATCACTAAATCAATGGTTGGTTTAGGTAATGTTGACAATACTACGGATTTACTAAAACCAATTAGTACTGCGACACAAACTGCTTTAAACTTAAAATATGATGCCTCTAATCCAAGCGGTTATACTACTAATGTAGGAACGGTTACATCTGTTGGTGGCACAGGAACGGTAAGTGGTTTGTCTTTAAGTGGAACGGTTACAACAAGCGGAAATCTTACATTAGGTGGAACTTTGTCATTAACAAGTGGGAATGTTACGACTGCTTTAGGTTACACACCAGAGAACGCAGCAAACAAAGGAGTTGCTAATGGATATGCAAGTCTTGATGGCGGAGGCTTAGTACCATCAACTCAATTACCATCTTATGTAGATGATGTTTTAGAGTTTGCTGATTTAGCAGCATTTCCTGCAAGTGGAGCAACTGGTAAGATTTACGTTGCATTAGATACAAATAAGATTTATCGTTGGTCTGGTGCTACTTACATTGAGGTTTCTCCTACGGTTGGAACAATATGGGGTGGAATTACAGGAACATTATCTAATCAAACTGACTTGCAAAATGCGTTAAATGCAAAGCAAGATGACTTAAACGGAACAGGTTTTGTTAAAGCAAGTGGCACTACAATTACATACGATAACTCAACTTATTATCCGTATCCAACAGGAGACACAACTCAATATGTTGGAGGGGATGGTAGTTTAATTGCTTTTCCTATTGCTGGTCAATCGGGTACAATTGTAAGACTTGTAAGAAATAATACAGGTGCTACGTTAACAAAGGGAACAGTTATTTATATTAGTGGTGCGACAGGAAATAACCCTGTTGTAAGTAAAGCTATTGCGACTGGAGATGCTACATCTGCTCAAACCTTTGGATTATGTCAAGCAAATATTGCTAATAATTCAACAGGATATGTTGTAGTTATGGGCGATTTAATTGGCTTAGATACATCTGCATTTACAGAAGGACAACAAGTTTATTTATCGGGAACGGTTGCAGGCACATTTACTGCGACAAAACAGTATGCTCCTATACATTTAGTTTACATTGGAGTTATAACCCGATCACATCCAACTTTAGGACAAATAGAGGTTAAGATTCAAAACGGATATGAATTAGATGAAATTCATAATGTTTCGGCACAATCTCCTGCCAATAATGATATTATTGCATATAATACATCAAACAGTTTATGGGAAAAGAAATCCATTGCAACAACTTTAGGATTTACACCAGTAACTAATGCAAGAAGTATTACAATTAATGGAACTGCTTTAGATTTAAGTGCTGATAGGTCTTATAGTGTAGGAACTGTAACAAGTGTTGCTGCATTAACTTTAGGTACGACAGGAACTGATGTTTCAAGTTCGGTTGCAACAGGAGCTACAACTCCTGTAATTACATTAAACATACCTACTGCCTCCGCTACAAATAGAGGTGCTTTAAGTTCCGCGGATTGGACTACATTTAATAGCAAGCAAGGTGCAATAACGCTTACAACTACTGGAACTTCTGGAGCTGCAACTTTTAGCGCAGGAACTTTAAACATTCCACAATATCAAGCAGCGCTAACTAATCCAGTTACGGGAACGGGAACTGCAAACTTTGTTACAAAATGGACTTCTTCAAGTGCAGTTGGCAATAGTCAAATATTTGACAACGGAACTGAAGTAGGTATTGGAACTAACACACCTGCTGCTAAATTAAATTTATATAATGCAACAACTGCGACACAATTAATAATAACTGGTGCAGATACATCTAACCAAAGATTAGAAGTTACAGATGGAACAGTAACTAACCGTTTTGGAATATTTGGACGTACAAATGGAGATTGTGGTACAATAGGGACTCAAACTAATCATCCACTAGCTTTTTTCACTAACAATACCGAACGTATGCGTATTCTAGCTGCGGGAGTTTCAATTTTTGGACATACCGCAGCAGCAGGAACAAGCTTTTCGCCACCAATACAAGTTAAAGGAGGTGCGGGCTCAGGAAATGGATTTGGTATTATTTCAGGAAACAACGAAATTGCAGGTGGAATACAGCTTGCTTCAAGTGGCAGTAATTCAGTAAATATAGTTGCTGACCCTGATAATTTAAGAGCAAGTTCTGAAATAGGATTTGTTATTGACTCAAGTCTAAAAATGAGTATTACGAGTGCGGGGGATGTATTGATGGGCAAAAGTGCTGAAAATGCAGGAGTTTCAGGATTTCAATATCGTGGTGCAGTTCCTGGCCTTGTTCAAATTACAAGAGATGGTGGCGAAACTTTACAATTGTGGAGATATACATCAAATGGTAAAATGTTATCATTTTACTATAATGGTGCGGAAGTCGGTTCAATTTCATCAAATACAAATTCTTTACCATCTGATTTAAATTTTAAAAAAGATATTAGTAATATTTCAATAGGGTTAAATCTTGTAAACAAATTAAGGCCAGTTCATTATAGACATAAATTAGATGAAAATAATGAGGCTTTATCAAATGGCATTATTGCTCAAGAATTAGAGCAATCATTATTGGATTGCGGAATTGAAAAAAATACTCTTTTAATGTTGCAACATAAGCCAAATGAAAAAGAAAATGAATCACAATATTGGGTAGATTATACTAAAATGATTCCTATTTTAATTAAGTCCATCCAAGAACTTTCTGCCGAAATAACAATTTTAAAAAACAAATAGTACATTTATATAATTAAAACTAAAACAACAAACAAATGAAGATTGATTTAAATTTTAATCTATTGGATCTTGATGGTAACATCATTGAAAATGCCAATGCTGGCAAAGTAGTTGCAAACTCTTTAGTACAACAATCTAAAGGCGATGCCTTAAAATTTTGGGAGTGGGCATTA